ATTCTCCTGAGCATCATGGTTGCTAATATTGATGGCACAAATACTTGCAAAGCTGACGTTAGAATTACTGACAGCAGTAACTCCTTGCAAAGTCGTCTCTGCAAAGATCTAGGTGTTCCTCCTGGCGCTACGATTGAACTTATTGTCAACAAAGTTATCCTTGAAGCTTCTCAGCTTATTAGGGTGACTGCAGAAAATGCCGATGATCTTGACATTACTGTCAGTGCGTTGGAGATAACTTAATGGCCAACAAACTTACTGCTAATTTCATTGGTGTTGGCGATGATTATGACAACACTAGCGGAATATGGACAACCACTGAGGCGCGTGAAAGAGGGGCTAATCCAGACCATCCGAGCTGGGGAGGGTTTCAAATTATTCAATTTGACTTTCTTTTGATTGCTGGCGGTGGCGGCGGCGGCGGCGGTAATAACACAAGTGGTCGTGATGCCGGTGGTGGTGCTGGCGGTTATATCACTTCTTATGGTTCATCCGGATCTGGTGGTGCTGGATCAGATCCTGTTTCTTCAATCACTTATTCGAAAGTTCAAGCATCTCCCGCGCTTTCAGTTACCATTGGTGCTGGCGGTGGAGTGGACACAAATGGAAGTAACTCTACTTTTAGCGGCAGAGATAATTTAAATGTGCAATTTAATTATGTTGCTATAGGCGGCGGTAAAGGAGGCGGAAACTCACCTGCCGGTTCTACCGGCGGATCCGGCGGAGGCAATGGACACGGCATGGCCGGGAACTTTCCAGTTGTTGGTAGCACGTCAACTGTAGCCGGGACGGCAAATCAAGGCACAGCAGGTAGTGGAACCTATGGAGTGACGCCACAGGTGATGAATGATTATTTCTGCGCCAATCAAGGCGGTAATTTTTGGTGCGGTATTGCTGATACGGGGTACGGCGGTGGAGCTGGCGGTGGAGCTGGATCTGCTGCCAGTAATTCAGATGGCGGAAATGGTCAAACTTCAGGAATTACGGGATCAGACGTAGTTAGGGCTGGAGGTGGTTATGGACAAGGATTAGTTAACGCTACTGGAACTGCAGGGACGGGTCAGAGCGAAGCTGGAGGAGGTGGCAATGCAGGAAGTGCAGGACAAAATGGCACTCTGATTCTTCGTTACCCGGCGTCTTTTACTATCAATTTTAACTCTTCGCAGTTAACAGGCACTACAACGAATGATGGCATCAGTACATATACTATCTTTACTGCCGGCACAGGCAGCATCTCTTTCACATGAAATATTTTGCATTTTACGATAACAACAAAGTGGTTAGGCAAGTTCTGCCTGTACCAGATTCAGCAGACGAGGCAAGCTTGTCTGAAAGCTTAGGCATGTCATGCAAAGAGACATTTAAAGACGAATCAGCTAGGGGAGTTTTTGCAGGCTGTGAGTGCGTGTACATTCCAGATCGTGATATGTTTGTAAAACCAAAACCTTATGACAGTTGGTTTCTTGATACTGACAAATTGGAATGGGTTTCGTCCATTGAAAAACCAACAGACGGGCAAGATTATTACTGGAGTGAAGAGAAACACCAATGGAAAATCGTTCCAAAAGACTTGCCTAATGATGCGGACATGGAAATTATCAAAACAATAAGTTCAGCCGAAGACTATGCTGACAAGAAAGATAAGCTCAGTGCTGAAGCCCGCGAATGGATGGAAAATAATTACTTATAAATTACTACAACTTTCTTCCTTACATAATTATGATTACACTTATCCGTCCAGTTCTGTTCTCTTTTATCCAATCTCCAAAGGTCAAACGCTTGATTGTTGACCTGCTGCGGAAGTTGGCTTCTACAACAGACAACACAGTTGACGATAAAGCAGTTGACTTTATTGAACGCGGTCTATTTAGTGCTGAGTAATGGAGTGGGCTAAGCCACCCGAGCTGCCCTCTCTATTGCTCCCTGAAGCGTTCCAATTACCTATACCTATACTAGAGGTACCTCAGGCAGATATACCCTCGTATGAGCCTCTTGTGGTACCTCCTAACATGCTTAGGCCACCTCCAGGGGTAGAGGGTATAAATGTAGATCCTGCACCTGAAAGTACAGATAGTCAGCAACAACAAACAAACAATCCAACCTTAGCTAAACCAGCTATACCACCTGAAGCTCAGATCATTGAGATCCCATTTACGGACATTGAAGTCCCAATGCCGACGACAACGATCATGACTACAGCAGCAACTACAGCATTTATTTCTGTAGCTGCCACCCTTGCTGCTACATCACTATTTAAATACTTAGTGATGCTTATGAAACCCATATTTAAGCAAGCATGGAACAAGATGACAAAAAAGGCGGAATCATCAAATTCATCGTCCTTGTCTGGTCAGCCGGACTCCTAACTGCAAGTTATGCAGGATGGATGGAAAAGATGGATCCTACATATGTCGCTTCTATTCTTAGCGGAACTCTAGCAACCTTTTCTATATCAAGAGAAAAAAACAAATGAAGAAATTACTTTTACTTCTTTTTATTGCGGCTCCAGTATCTGCTCAAGTAACCCCAAATTTTACGCAAGGTTCAATGCAGTCAACAACAACTACCACCATTGATATTGACCGAACCATTGCTACAAATGTCTATGGTGGTGCATATTCATCATGGTCTGGAACAAACGTAACACCGAGCGGCGACATCGCAGACACCGCTACAACATTTTCAGTAACAAATGCTGGCGAGCAATTTCAACTAGAGATTGTAACCAGAGCAGCAGGAAAGATTCAAGACAGTCTAGTAACAGAAACAATCGAACAAGTTACTACTACTACATCCTTATCGGTCTTCTCTCAGTAAGTCCTGCTTACGCTGAAGAACCTAGGGTACAAAATACATCATCTCCTGTAGCTGCTGCAACAGGTAATGTGACCAATCAGGCGGTGCAGTTCCAGAACACTGGTGCGCCGTCTCGGCAATACTTTGCAAGCAATAATAGTTGTAATGGATCAACCATGCAATTCTCGCCCTTTTATATGGGCAATGATACTATTCCTTTCGATCACACAGGGTATGTACGGAGCAATAACTTCGGCGTACAACTGAACTTTTCTGTCCCCTTAGATGGTGGCATGATAGAAACCTGTAAAGGTATCGCCCGTAAACACGAACAAAAGATGCGTCTTGACTATGAATTAGTCAGAGCACTTAAGTGTACAGAAATTATGAAGTCAGGTTTTACCTTTAGACCTGGCAGTCGTGTCGAAATGCTTTGTCATGACATCGTTCCAATCGTTTCAATTAAATAATGGAAGCACTAGTAACTGCTGTCATCGCACTAGTTGCTGGTGGCGCTGCATTAAATAACAGATTACACAGTCGTATTAATAATGTACATGATCGCATTAGTGGTCTTGACAGACGTATCGACGCTATTGAACTTAGCGTGGCTCAGGACTATGTATCCAAAGCTGATTTATCAGTCATGGTCCAGCGTATGGAAGATCATATGGTGCGTATTGAAAACAAACTAGACCAAATTGTCCTTAGAAATTAACTAAATGACTTACAAACTGGTAGACCTATACACCGAAAAGGTACTAGGTACTTACGAAACTGCAGATCAGGCAGTTAAAGCTGAATCACACCTAATGCATGAGCCAGGTGAAACACGCTATGCAATCGAAACACCTGTAGTTAAAAAACCAAAGGCTAAGAAAGCACGTGTCAAAAAAGAAAGCGAGTGAAGATCAGTTCAACGAACTGCATAATCTAGTAACAAAAGAGTTCTTGAACCGAGTCAAATCCGGTGAAGCAAGCACTCAAGACCTGAAGGCAGCTTGTGATTGGCTAGCAAAGAATGACATCAGTGGTGTTGCTGTGGAAGGCAACCCGTTGTCAAAACTAGCTGGAATTATGCCACAAGTTGATCCTGAACTTGTACAGAGCAGACTTTATGGCCGCAAGTAGTTCTACTTACTATAAAAATAATCCGAAAGCAAAAGCTAAACGGAATAAGCAACAATCACGCTACAACAAGACAACTAAAGGTCTCAAGATCCGAACTGCTGCCAACAAGTTAAACCGAAAGCTCGGTACTTACGGCAATGGTGACGGTAAAGATGCTTCTCATACTGGTCCTAATAAAGGCAAATTAGAAAGTCCTTCTAAGAATCGCCGTAGACCACGTTTGAAAACATCTCGTTACGCATGACACCTTTACTTCCAACTCCTGAACATTACTTATACAACCTAATAACCATGACATCCTCTGAAGCCAAGCGCCTTTGGAGGCGCAGTATCAAAGAACACTTTGGCTGCACATGTGTTTATTGCGGAAAGACTTATGAACTATCTCAACTTACTTTGGACCATGTACATCCTCGCACTCTTGGTGGTGAAGATGTCAATACGAATGTCGTACCAGCATGTACCAGATGCAATCAGGATAAAGGAAGTAAACACTGGGTTAAGTGGATGAGGGCAACCTTTGGACATAACCCACTCCGAGAACAATTGATTTCGGACTACATCAAATAACAAACATTTAAATAATTAATACGCCCCCGGAAGGGGGCTTTTTTTTATGCCTAATAATAAAGGAGGTTGGCGTCTTAAAGGACAGCTACCTACCGCTGTATGGGAAAAAGCTAAAGCTAAGTATTTAAAAGAAAAAGTCTCCGACAAAAAAATTAAAGCTCAATATGAATACAAAGGTTTAAATAAATTTGGAGAAGAAGTACATATTCGATATACTATTGATAATGGGGGCAACAAAAATATGCGTCCAGAATTATCTTCTAAAGCAGTATTAAAAGAGTTATCCAGAGCTAAACGACCTAAGCCAAAATTATCAGATGGCGAAAAGTTGTTTATGAAAGATAGAGTAGATGCAGTTCAAGAGTATAACGCTGCTAATGGATTTAATTTTAACGATCCTCGTGCAGCAGAACTAGATCACATATATGGTTCTGGAACACCACAACACCCAGCATTTATTGCACCTAGAGAACGTCTAGTTAATCAAATGAAAGGTGGCCAAGCAGCTGACGCTGGTTTTCCAATAGTTGACCTTTCGCAACGTCCTAACGTAAAAATCTCCAATGGTGCTGCAAGAATTGCATTTAAAAGTGCAAAAGTTGCTGTGCCTGCAGCTGCAGGTGGTTTAGCTTTATCTGGGTTAGGTGCAGTAGCTGCTGAAGAACAATATAAACAGGATCCTTCATTTATTAATGATGTACAACGTAAGTTGGCTCAGACAGAACTTGCTGCAGATACTGTTGCCGTCGGAGCTACGGCTGCGGCTGTTCCAACTGCTGGCGCATCTTTACCGGTAGCAGTAGGAGCTGAAGCTGTCTCCATGGTTGCTGGTGTCACTAATTTAGCGATTGATGGTGGAAAAGCATATATGAAAATGTTGATGAATCCAAAAGAAGTATCAGAAAAAGACCTTGATTTTTCAATTTAATAAATGACAAACGTCCTAGAGGCGTTACAAGATGACTTCAAGTTGTTCCTACAAGCTCTGTGGGGACAACTCGATCTTCCTACGCCGACTCGCGCTCAATACGCTATCGCTGACTACCTACAACACGGTCCTAAACGCCTACAGATTCAAGCCTTCCGAGGAATCGGTAAATCTTGGATTACTGGTGCCTTCGTGTTGTGGACATTATTTAAAGATCCAGAAAAGAAGATCATGATTAT